GGCTACGCTGCCCCCAGAGTTATGGGTCCACCGGACGCTGCACCGCGCACCCTGCCCGACCGCAAACGTGCCCGCGGGAAGCGTGAACGAGTACACGGTCTGATAACCGCTGTTGCCCGTGATCGCACTCCCAACGCTTTGCATGGTGCCCGATATGTTGTGGTGCGCGCCCACATCGCTGGCCGTGACGGTCACGTTGCCGCTCAGGGCGTGCCCGTTGACCGTGGTGGTCTTGGGAACCAGCGAAGTATCGGTGGGGTGAACGTGTCCCTCGCGAGCGAAGTTCGTGCTCGTTCCAGGTGTCGCCGCACCATCCATGAGCGGATTCACCATGCTCGGTGCAACCGCAGACCCATTCAGAACGAGAGCATTGGTATCGACGTTGAGCGAATAGATGTTCGACCAGCGGCAGGACACGGTGGTACTCCCCACCTGGCACACTGTCAGCGGGTTCCCGATGTTCTTCTCCGTCGTGTCGCCGCTCTTCCACGCAGGTATCAGGTCAAACTTCGTCGTGTCGTAGCCCAGGCCCACTCCCAGCCAGCGGTATCCCCAACGCGCCATCAGTTCAGGCGGTGTACCGTAGGCCGCACGATTATGACCCATGATGGCGATACCGCCAGATGCGATAGACAGGTTGTCGCCATTCCCCAACGTAGCCAATAGGGTCTGACTCGCCGTCGTGGCGCCAAAGATTTCGGTCGGTGTCGTTGACTGTTGGCCCTGAATGAACGTACCAGCCCGCAAATTGAAGGCTTGGTTCGCAAATACCGTGCCTTCCGGCTCATAGAGAAACGGCTGCTTGATGTAGCTGTTCGTTGCCGGAACAGTGTATGTACGCACCGTGTCGTTAATGGTGTTGGTGTAGCCCGTGATGTAGAAGCCTTCGAGTTCGAGGATGGCATTGCCCGCACCGATGAACTTGGCGAAGTCGTTTTGTGCAGTACCGAAGGCATACCCGCCGATGATCTTCACATGGTCATTAAAACCCGCGAGGCCGTCCATGAGAATCACGGGGTCATGGTGCAGACTGTCGCCGCAGACACTGGCCTCTCCTTCCGATTTCAGTCCCAAGATGATGAGCGAACCCGCCGCATTCTCTTGCACCGAGACCAGCGAGCCAAAGTTGCAATCCCCGCTCAGGCCGTCGATCTTGGCGACGCCGGCTAAAGCCGTGAAGCGCACGCCGCTGCCATGTTGCGACCTGAACGTGCTGATGTTGGCGATCGCGCTCTGCGTCGCCGAGGCCCCAACGATTTCGATATTGTTGCTGTAGCAGTTCTTCACCAGAAGGTTGGCGATCTTCGCCGTCTCGCCCATATTCTCGACGTGGACACATTCACCCGCCGTCTGATTCGCCCCGTTGATGTTCAGGTTCTCAATCGAACCCCAATGCCACCACTGAGCAGTTCCGCCGATGCCAGTTCCCACGCTAGTGGTAGCGATGATGTCACTTGTCCACCCAGACGCCACGGTAATAACCGTGCCGTGATTCGTAGAGGTACTGGCTCCGAGCAGGTGTCCGCCCTGCTCCACCACAACCGCCGCCGTCACGTTGTTATTGCCATTGTTGTGCGTGACCGACGAGAGGAACTGATAGGACACGGGCGCGAGTTGCACCGTCACCGAGTCGGGAATGTAAAAGCCGGGACCCTGATAGAGGTCAGTGCGGTCGTCGATTACCACTCCCGACACCGTCCCGGTGCCATAGGCCGCGTTGATTGCGGTCTGGATGTCAGGGTACTGACTGACGTAATAGGCGACGCCAGGGTGACTCTTGGGCTGCAAATTGCCGCCCCTTAGGACGAACTGGCTACCGTTGTAGATGTAGGCCCAATCGCCCGTTCCGTCCACCTGCCCATTGTTAGAACTCTTGAATTGCAGTGCTCCAAGCTGACCAATTCCGGTGCTCTGGCCGCGCACCGTCGAATAGTTGCTACTCCCATCCGACACAAACATCACGCTGGAACCCGGAGAGACGCGGAACGTGTAGTTGAAAGTGTCGATGGTTAACGTTAGGTCGCTGCCGTCGCCGATCTGAACATTGACGTAGTACGCTGGAAAGAAGAATTGGGTTTGGTTCGAAATGGTCACGCACTGTCCGGCCGGAGGTAGCGGCGAGGGAAGGGACACCGTTGCGTTATTGCCAGAGCCTGGGTTAACCGGGACAACCTTGCAACCCTTGAAATCGTTGGACGATACGCTGTAGGCAAGTCCCGTCTGCGGATTCAGCGCAAAACCAGCGAGTCCGCCCCCGCCAGGCAGCGTAACGTCAAGGGTCTTGACCGCATTCCCGTAGGTGGTCTGCTCGTAAAAGTGCGACCCCACCGCAGCACAGTAGGTATAGTTGCCGTCCGCGTCCGCCCCGAAGGGGTTGGGCCTCTGCATGGTCAACCCGGAGTCCGCGTAGATGGTCGGCAGCGTCTGGGCGCACGCGGCATCCGCGCACACCTTGACTTTGACGCCGCCCGTGGGCTGGCCGTACTTGTTGATGGCCATGCCGTTCTGGCAGGCGCCCGTGGTCTGCGCTTGGGCGACGAGCCCGGCCAGCATGAGCACCGCTGTGATCAAGAATCGCCTCATTGTCCTCCCCATGCCCGAACCAACTGGGCCTCGTACTCGGCTTTGGCGCTCTCGTACTTGGCTGACTCCTCGCCGAGCGTGTACCGCAAAATGAAAGCCTCAAAGCCCTTCGCCAGGACGCCGTGCAGTTGCGGAGGAACCAAAGGAACCGCAGAGTCTTGCGTAATCGCGTCCACGGGGATGGCCCAATACACCAGCACCATCGGATACACCGCATCTGGAGTAGGCGAGAGGATGAGGCTGGTGTAGTCGCCGAGCGCGCGGAAGTAAGAGTCCGGCCGCTCCGAAGTGTCCATGCTCTGCCGCCTCGCCTGGTCGATCTCCGACACCACCTCGTCCAGCAGGTCGGCATCATCGGGCGCGGTGATGATCTGCACGTTTTCGATGTCATCCACGTCGCAGGCCGAGCCTTGCGTACTTTGGCTTTCCACTGGCAGAGCGTATTTCGGCGTTGTCGCCACCGTGCTGAAGCTGTAAATCTTCTTGCGCCACTCCCAGGCGTGCGACTTGCAAAATTCCTGAATCACGATGAGCAGTTCGGCGTAGAGGTTGAGCACCTTCACGCCGCGCTGTTCCGTCCGGGCTGTAGCGAGAGCAACGATGTCCCCACACGTCACGATTCGCCTCCAGCGGCCTTCGCCTGTTCCTCCTCCATCAATTCCTGCTTGTAGATAAGGAAATCCGTGACGCTGTAGCCGTAATCGCCGTGGTGTTTGGGCTGCACCGCGGTGTCACAGAACACGGGAATCCCGCAGAATTTCGCCTTGAGGCAGAAGCTGATGTCCTCGCCGTACTCCCCGCGCCCATTCAAGGCCGGCAGACATTGGAACCAGCATGCGTTCTTCCACCAGCGCGGCTCCCGCTTGTCATCGAACTCGACGCGCCGCCGCACCGCGAGAGCCTGTATTTCTGGGGTGTCCCCGTACAACCGCTTCTCGTAGCCGCACGACAGGTAGAACTCTCCGACCTCATCGAGCGCCTTGCGCGAAACCAGCATCATGCCCGTTCCGATGCCGTCGATCTGGAGCAGTTCGTTGCGCTTCCAGTGCAGGCGCGACTTGAAATCGCCCGTCATATCGTCGAACTCCCGCAAGGTGACATTCGGAGGGTCGGTGCGAACCGTGCAGAGCGCCCCCACGATGTCCTTCTCATGCGAGAGAAGCCGGACGAGCGAGTCCGGGCCTGGCTCAATGTCGTCGTCAATGAACAGAACGTGCGTCCATGGCGTTCCGCTCTCCCGGTAGAGTTCGGCCACCATTTCGTTGCGCACCCAATGCACCAGAGAGTGCCCATAGACGATGACGCTGTGGATCGCCACACCGGCCTCCCGCGACGCGCACAGCATCTTCTCCATCGCCTTCTCGCAGTCGCGCTTGACGTTATCGAGGCTCGGAATGAGCACCGCTACGCACGCGCCATGCTTGGGCGGAATGACGCGGAAGCCGAGCTTGCGCAGCAGTACCTCGCGCCCATCGGGGTCGCGCACCATGCGGTCGATCTGGCGCTCCCAATTCTGGATTCTGTCGTCTGTCATGGAAGTATCAGTCCCGCCGCTTCTGCGCCCATCAATCGCTCCGCCATCTCGAACTGAGCGCGAAAACCGCTGACCCTGGCCTCAATCTCCGCAGGGGTAAGTGGCCGCAGGTTGCGTTCTCGGGCGAACTCCCGTTTGCGCGCAATAGCTTCCTGTTCCTCGGCCTTCGCCACCGGAGCGTCGGCGACGAGCTGCTCGAACTCCCCTTTCGCCCAATCCTTCACAATAGGGACGCGCTCTCCGTCTTCAAACTCCAGCGTGTCGTAGTGCTCTGGGTAGGCGACGTGGTACGGGGTGAACTCCAGCGTCGGCTCGTTCGAAGGAAGTTCAGGGTGACACGCGGAGCATTCGTCCTTCGGCTCCCGCAGCGGCACCCCGCTTTTGTCCGTATAAATAATGATGAGGCGCGAAGGATTCTCCGCGCCGCACGATCGGCAGCGGTTCATGACGGCTGCCCGTTCGCCTTCTGCGGCGCCGGAGCGTTCTTCGCCGCCACCTGCTTCTGCAGTTCCTGAACCTGCGCAAGCAGTTCGTTGTTTTGCTTCTCCAGGCGCTCGTTCTTGCGCTTGTTCTGTTCCTCCCGCTCCTTGGAGGTGAGGTGCGTTTCGACCCACACCTCGTAGGACACGCAGCCGGGATACTGGTCGAGGAATTCCTGCTGCTCGGGGTCGGCGGTCTGGAAGCTGCCTCGCGCGAACGAGATCACCTTGCGGACATGGTTCATCACGCCTTCGCCGCTGACGGGGCCGTAATGGACGTCGAGTCCCTCGGTCTTGACGTAGTAGGTCTTGAGTTCGACCGTGTGACGGCTGCCGTCATCGCACGTCCACTTGCCGGATGAAAAGTCCCCGCCGCAGCGAGTACACGTCCAGTCCCGCAATCCTTCGGGCTTTCCTTTTGCCATATTGCTCACCTCAAAACAAAGGGCAGGCCGAAGCCTGCCCCTCCAGGTTGGTCACGCAGCCGCCAGCTAAGCGAACGCGGTGGCGTTGTAGCCGCGGGCGTGTTTCTTCTCGTGGCGCACCTGCCACCCCACCATCGAGCGGTACTCGTCCACCGTCCGGGCGCTGCCGTCCTGAACGACGTTCTCGTACAGCTTGGTGTTGAGGTTCTTGCCGTTCCCCGCCAGGTAGCGGTAGGTCACGGAGGGCAGGTCGATGAGGTACAACTCATCGTCGAAGCCCGCCGCACCCGCAATGCCCGCTTCCATACGGAAGTTATTGGCAATCATGTAGGTGCCGTGATTGGTGACGATCTTCTTGATGGTCACTCCGAACACGTCGTCCTGCACGTTGGTGAGAATCTTGTTGGCGCTGAAATAGTCGAACGCCGACAGGATCGTGGGGCCGGCCATGCACAGCTTCTGCTTTTCGCCGTACCGGAAGCCCTTTTCACCGAACTTCAGCATCGAGGTGTACGTCAGAGTGGTCGAGAAGTCCGTGATGTTGGTTGCGATGGTCGCCTTGACGCCCTGCGTCGCCCACCGGGAGCCCGTCGCCTCCAAGTCTTCGTAGCCCTGGCCCCAAAGGCCGGCCGCTTCGATTTCCGAGCGGTGACGCACCAGCGCGACGCCGCGCTGATAGTTTCGCTCGCCCTCGGGAGTGGCGAACGCCTCCGTCGCTTCCATGATCTCCGTCGTCTTGATCGGAGTACGGAAGTATTGGCACCAGGACTTCTTCGGGACTTTCTGGGTCGTGCGAACGGTCGGAACGGCCGCACCTTCCACGCACGCCTGCCCCAGGATGCGGAGCGAGGAAGTCGCGCTGATGGTGTCGGCGGTGGTCGCTCCGCCAATCGCACGGGTGATGTTGAGCGTGTTGCCGTTGACCGCCGTGACCAGGATGATCTCCTCAATCGCCGAGATCCCGGCGCCCGTCGCCTTCGGCACGATGACCAGATCATCAACGGCGAAAATCGTGCCGTCCACGACCACAATCTGCGTCGCGTTGGAGGCGTAATTCGTGGTGCCGTTGTTGACCTGGCCCCACAGCGGAGCTTCTGCGTCCTCGAACCACTCAAACTTCGGAGTGACCGAGGCCGCGCGCTTCTTGGCTTGGTTCGTGAGGACCCACAGGGGAGCCGCATCCGGCTCCAGCTTCAACATGGACTCGTCCACGTCACGCTTGAGCGTGGTTTCCTGCGAGGCGTTATAGACAGCGCGAGTGGTCTGAATCAAAGACATAGCATCCTCTCTTTCAACAGTCTCGCCCGCGCCTTACGACGACCTTACTTCTTGGCGAACACGTTCCCATTCCGCGCGTTGTAGGCCGCGATAATGGAAGCGTTGATGTCGTTTTCAGGTTGGGCAAACTGTCCTCTGGACTGACCCGATCCCAGCGCCTGACCCGCCCGGCGAGTTTCGTTCGCCTTGCGCTCCAGTTTCTTGCCCGTTTCCACCGCTTCTGCCACCACGGCAGGGTTGACCTTCTGGCCCGTCATGAGCTTCGCCAGTACCGCGTAACGCGCCCGTGTTTGCTCCCGGAACGGCAGCACGCGCCCCGCCTTGTCGCGGAACACCATGCCATCGAATCCTGGAATCTGTTTCGCCGCCTGGCGAATTGCCGTCCGAAACTCTTTCGAGCCATAGTCCGGCAAGTCCGCGTACAGCGGTTGGCCGTTCTCCCCCTGTGTGTTGCGAACCTCGTCCCACTCCTCCGCGTAAGCCACGCGCTCGTACATGCGTGCGATGCCCGGAAATGCCTGCTCCATAACTGCCGGAAGGAAGCGAGGCATCGTGGTGAGCATGAGATCGACTGCGCCCGTCGCCAAGACCCTCCCCACCTGCGGGGCCTTCTCGACGACAGCCTTCATTTCGGGGTCGTTTACGTCCACGCTCAACGCCTGCAGCACGTTCATGCCGAGTTCGTTGAACGCCACGGGGTCGCAAGTCTGATTGACGATGTTCTCGACCTGCGAGTAATACTGCTTCCGCTGCTCAGCGGGGTCGGTTGGGGTCTGCGGTGCGTCGGCCTCAGCCTCGTCGGTTTCGAGGGTGGGTCCCTCTCCTTCGTCGCTCTGACCGTCGCGCATCTTGGCAAGGAAGATGTCGCTGTTGATCTTGTCGTGCAGGAGTTGCCGCAGTTGAGGGTTCTGCTCAATCTGCTCCTGCGTGTAGCCGTAGCGTTTGGCGTACCGCGCAATGGCATCGTCAGGAAAGACCTTTTGCTGCTCGTCGGGGAGCCAGTTTGGGTCGTCCTGTTCGTCGCCCTCCGGTGTTGCCGGAGCCGCTTCGGTTTGGGCGTCCGTTCCGTCAGTCTCGGTGGCTACGCTGGTTTCGGGATCTTCCGCAGTCACTTCGATTGCCGGCCGGACGCCGAGGAAACTGGAATGTCTTTCCAGTTCGCTGGTCGCCTCGGATGAGGCAGTGGTGGTCGCTGCCGGTTGCGGTGGGTTCGCAACCTGCTCAGTTGTTTCCACGTTGTGCTCCTTATTATTCTCAGCAGTGGGTCTGCCGAGATTCGGCGGTGGGTCCGCCAGAACTCGGGTGTTGCGACGGGAACGCTAACCCGCGGCGTTGCTTCCCTAAGACGAACGAAGATGAATCACTCTGGATAAAGGAAGAAGAGAGCCACTACTTCTGACTGGTAAAGAACTCCTCTGTGGCGAAGGCTCTCCAGATTAACAACTGAGTATCGGCGTATCGCGGATCGATCGCGCACATGATACCGGGCAAACCAGTGAAGCGTCACTGATTAGGGCTTCTCAGACACGTAGTTATATGCCCCGTCATTCATCTCTAGGCGCTCGACCCGATTGTGCACGTCCACGTTCCAAAAAATGGACCATTCCTTTACTCCTGGTGCACCCAAGATACTCGAAGGGCTTGCAAACTCAGGACCCCATGACATGTACGAGTAGTCAGATGAAATAGACTGAACCGAGGCCCCAAGTTCATTCGCCTTCGCCATCACAACACCATTCGAGTCTCCTAGATGGAGACCATGTATTGTCCCTTGGAACGGCGGCATAACGCTTACCTTGATTACCCTGGAGTCACGCCAGTTCGAGAGCGGAGAGTCCAGCACTGTGGTTACGGTTAACCCCGCCGGATACGAATAGTGACAATCGGCTGGAAAATGTTTGAGGTTTCGTGGTTGAGCGCAATCTTGGTCTGCTGAGGAGAAGATTTGCTTTGGGTCCTTTCCCAGGGCGGCGGTTATTGAGCTGAGCCTCAACCAAGGGGAGGGGGTATCCAATGCCAGTTCGAGTGTGGCAGTCTTTGCAACGTCTTCTTTACTGTCTCCGCCAAAAAAGAAAAGGAATATGACGAGCCCAACAAGCAGGACCATAAAGAAAAGCCCGCACCCTGCAACGAAGTTACCGGTCTTTGAAATTTTCGCCCTAGCCATAGAAGTCTTCGCGACGACAATAGTAGCCCGTCCAGCCCGATTGCGGCACTGTAGACTTTCGTTCCTCTTGTTTTTGGAATCTAATTCTGAGACCCGCGGACAGGCTTTTACAGGGGCATCCTGACAGGGCAATCCATCAAAGGTCCAGCAGCTCCTGCATGAACGTCTCATACGCCTGCGCTTTGGCCGCATAATCCGCCGCCACTTCAGGGTCGCGCGGTACGTGCGCCATCGCCTGCGCGCAGGCCCGGCGGCACTCGTCAGCCTTCATCTCGCAGAACTTCTCCAGCAACGCCCTGAGGTGTGTGCTGTCCTTCAGGTCTTCCAACACATGCCGTTCCAGATCGGAGAAGTCCATCACGCGCCTTGCCCTGCCGCCGCGAGCTTTTGCTGGCCCGCGTCCGTCTGTTCGGCCGCCGATAGCAAGTTGCTCGCGTGGTCGGCCGCCTGGGACAACTTCCCTACCGCGTTGATCGTCGCCTCGTGCTTGAGTTCCTGGCTCGGTTGCAGCCCCAACATCGGCAGGATTTGGTTCTGCACGTCCTCCGGCAGGTTGTCGAAGGGCATCGACAGCGAGATATTGATCTTCGCTGGTGGAGGCCCGGGATTCGGATTCTCGGGCTTGATGTAACTGTCCGGGTCGCCAATCCCGCGAATCGTGCCCAGATGGAACCGCACCACCTTGCGGATGTCGATCACGTCCGGCGCCGAGAGTGCCACTTGCTCCAGATCGTTCGCCGCCGCCCTCCGCAGATCATCGTCTACCGCGAGGTACGAGCCGGCCTCAGCTTCCACCTGGAAGTCCTCTTGAATCTCCAGCGGATTGACGCGGATGGCAGCGGTCTTACCGTACCCGCTCGACAACACCCACTGCTCCGGCTGCATCACCGTAGGGTCGAAGTTGATGCCGCGCTCCGCCAGTTCCTGCGGGTCCATCTGCGACAGCATCTTCCGCAGTTCGGGCGACCAGTAGCGCGACTCAATCTCCCAATCGTCCGACGCTGCCTGCTGGATCATCCAGAGCTTCTTCTGGCCGAGTTCGCGAAGGTAGATGTTGCGCCCGTCGATCTTGAACTGCAGCAGTGCGTCATACGCCTTCGCCGCCAGCATCGAGGTGGTCGCCGTCTTGCCGGCTTGCGGATTCATCGAAGTGCCGGACTCGACACTATTCAGCGACGGCTCTGCGATGCCCAGAATGCGCCACAACTCCGCACTCCGCTCGAACGCTCCGCTCGGCAGCGGAGGCTCGTTCAGGAATTGGAAGTTCTTGATGTCCTTCACCCGCAGTTCGCGCCAATTCCCGCGGTTCGTGGCCTCGTCGGCAACATCCTCCTTCCCCTGTACCAGCAGGAACTTCTTGAGCAAGCTGGTGATGTAGTCGAAGTTCTGCCCATACGTGTAGTTGAGCAGCATGTGGATGTAGCGCAGCAGCCGGGGCGTCGAGTCGCCCACCAGCGAGATCAAATCAGGCAGCGGGACGAACTCCGTGTAAACGTACTTCCCATAAAGCTCCCACGGATACGGCATCCTGCCGAGGGGCTTGTCGCGCAGGTGCTCACTCACCCACGTTACCCACATGCGGCCATCGTCGCCCTGCTCGTGGCACTCCAGAATGTCGAACCGCTTGCGGGGCAAGAGCCTCCGATTCATGTACGGAGTGCTCTTTCCAATCACGTCGCGGAACATCTGCCGCAGATTGGAAACCTTCGCGTCCTCTTGCTCCGGCCCGGGGTTCAGGTCGAGAAGCTCCTGGCAGGCTTTCGGGTCGAACGCATTGATTGCCTGTCCGCTGTCGTCCCGGTACGTGACCTTCTGCATCTTCTCCAGCCAGAGGTCGTTTTCGGTGTAGGACTCGACGATATAGGAGGAATCGTCGAGGTACAGGATGCCAGGCTCGAAAAACAGGTCGCCAACGAACAGCGATTTCACCGTTGGGCCTTCGTACTGCTTCACCTTCTGGGGCACGATGATCTCGTTGCCGCCCTTCCCGAGGAACTGCGTAATCTCGTCGTCGCTCATGTCCGGCCCGAGCGTATCCACCGCGCTCTGAATCTCCTCCTCGGGAGCGCCTTGCGCCGCCATCACCGAGCGCCTGTCTCGGAAAATGACCTGGTTGCCCTTCATCAACGCCTGCCGATAGACGCGAGTGGCCGCGATGGTGTTCCACCACAGCTTTCCCTGGCCGAAGCCGAACGCCTCTGCCATCATCACCACACGCCGATCATCCCGCGCCTCGTTCGAACGGTCGTACTGCTGCCCCGCCTGAGCGCTCAGCGCCTCGGCAATCAGCGGGTTGCTGCCACCGATGTAGCGCAGGGTGTACGGCTGCGCGGTCATCCGGGCAGCGTTGCGCCGGAACATCATGTTCAGGTCGGGCATAGCCACGGCGGTGCGTTGCTTGTCCTCTACTTCCCTGCCGTTGGCATCCAGCTTCTTGAACGGCTCCACACGGCACTTGATCGCGCGATACGTCTCCACCAGCTCGTCGTAATAGTTCGCCACCATCCAGTCGCGGGACTGGTTCCTGCGCTCAATGATGTCGGTCACCGTGGCATCGACGGGAGTTGTCCCGTCGTTTACCTTGGCGTCCTGCGTGTCCGTGTTGGAGCCGTCGTAGGAAGTGTCCATGCTTTGAAGGGGCACGGCTTCAGAAGCCTGCCGATAGAGTCGAACTGGTGGTAGAGCTGGCCTTCAGGCCTGCGTTCACGCGCGTTTGTTTTGAAGGGGCACGGCTTTAGCCGTGCCGATACTCGGCATTTAAAAGAGGGGCTTTAGCCCCTAAGGTCAATACGCGATTCCGGGCGTCGCCTGCCTGAATCCTTCCGTTGCTCCGCGTGGCGGAACGTAAGTCGGATTCGCCATGCAGAGGTAGCGCAGGTTGTCCGTCATGTGCTTGCGCACGTCCACTGGCTCTCCCGTTGGGTCCATGCGTTCCACCTGCAGAGGCGAAAGCGTCTGCCTCCGCACCGTGTCGAGTTCGTAGATCAACTCCGGGCAGCGGTCTTCGAAGATGTGCAAGCGGCTGCTCTTGCGGAAGCCATCGACGCCGTCGTCCACCTCGCGCGGCAGCAGGTACTCGTTGACGCAATCCTCGCCCACGCCGCGGTCTTTCTTCGCATCCTTGAAGCGCAACTCCCAATCGACGTCCAGTTCCTCGGCCAACTCACGCGCCTTCTGCTCGAAGCGTTGCTGGAAGTTCGGCTGCTCCGGGTCGTCCGAAGTGCCCTTGCCGAAGGCCCGCACCGCGTAGTCAATCTCGCGCTCGTAAACCGCCTCGTCAAACCGCTCGCCGTTGTACTCGTTCTGCGGGTTCTCCTTCGATTCCAGGTAATAGATCGTCTCGACGTAGTGCCGAATCCGGTAGCGGTTATCGTCCGCCGGACACGGGCCGGGCTTGCCGTAAGCCCTCGACGGCCACAACTCGCGGTAAATCCACAGGTCGCCCCACGGGTCAACCGCTCCCCACAGACAGGCGTGCGGAACCGCCGGATGCGGGTCAATCGAGAAGTACCGCGTCCAGCTCGGCGGAATCGGAAACGACTGACACAGCGTCGCCTCCTTATCGAGGTGATAGACCTTCTGACCCTGCGTAGCGCCGAAGTCGATCTCGTACTCTTGCAGGTACATCTCCTTCTTGGTCATGCCCCGGTACTGCGCCAGCGCCCAAGGCGACAGTGCCAGCCCGAGTTCGGGCACCACCGTCTTTTCCCCGTTGCCCTTGTCGGGGTCGGCGGAATAGTGCAGGAACACCAACTTGATGCCATGCGGGTTCGTCCGCACGGCAACGCCGGGATGAGGAAATTCCGTCTGTGAGTTGCTCACTGAAGTGTTACTCAGGTTGGCCTTTACGACGCTAGCTGGCGCGAGCGCCTCATTCGGGCCTTCTGCTAGTGCTCAGGAAGCTCGGACGCTTTCATCCTAGATAAACGAGAATCTTCGAGTTCTTGCAAAATTGTCCTCCCACGCGCAAGCTGCTCTTCCGTGAGAGGGAGCTGATCCACGTATTCGGCCCCTGCTTCCACCTGATCAACGATATTGTCGAAGTCGAATCGGGACATCCAGCTCTTTTCCACCAAACACTCAAAGAGGGTACGACAATTACCTCTCGGCTCATCACCTCGATCAAGTACTCGCTTCACAAGCCACAAGCACACGTCCACAATCTGCAAACCAAAACTGATGGAGGATGACCGTACTACCAACGGGCAGTCGAAAGTGGGAAGTACTCTAATATCGGAAATAAGTGACATCGGCCTCTCGTCACCCTTAACCTTCGAGAGGAAGTCGAAGGCCCTTGCAAACGACGGAACGAATTGATTCTGTTCATCGTGGACGAAACTCCCGATCACGTGACCGTGCTCTTCATGTAAATCATGGAGATGATTGAAAAGACCGGCAAACGCCACGAAATTCGGCGAATCGCCCTCTCCAAAAGGATCGAGCACGACGTCAGGATGTTCACTTGCCCAGTTCAACACGTCGGACAGGATTTGAAGGCTCCGCTTGTCGTAGGGACTTCCCGCGACTCGACCAGCAATCGCACGCAACAGGACACTGAACCGTTGTGTATCTCGCGACTCGAAAACGGACCAGAATTCCTTCAAATCATCCAGAGTCAAAAGCTGAACAAAATGCATTAGATTGATCAGCCGTAACTGCCTTATTCCATAGCCGTGCGACGGCATAGCCGCGTTGGCGCCAGAGTCGAACACGAGGTCGAACAGTTTTGAGGCCGCAAGGAACGGTTTGTGTACTCGGCCAAAAGTGAAATGCAGCTTCTTCTCACGAATAAACCAACTGAGGCGGCCACCTATCTTTTCAATTCCTCCGAAGCCAAGCTCAGATCCATGCAGTTCCGTCTTGCCCACCGTATCGAGCAACTCTTTGTGAAATGTCTTGTACTTTGCGTCGACATCTGCGAAGGCGATGAGCGTCCCAGTCCAGAACGTCTCCTGGTCCACGTCGAAAAGCCTCAGTCCAGAATTACCGGACTCGTCGGTGTATGCGTAGCATCTCATTAGGCGGTTCTGCTCTCAATATACCGAAGTCCGCGCCGTGAAATTGACCTCTTGGATGCGAGCCGAGAGACAACGCTACATGCCCCTCGGTCTGCCCCCGAAGTCGCCCATAAAAGCGCTGAGGGCGGGCTTCGTCTTGCCCTTCGGCATGCCCTTCGGGACACCCCTGCCGACCGCGCGCTTCATCAGCCGACTCATTGGCGGTTTCCTCTGCAACTGCACCGGGCCGCGCCTGCTCACGTCGCGCCTCAACCCGCCCGCGATCGCTTCCTGTGCGAGAGATTCCTCCATGGGATTCACCGCCTTCTGGCTGTCGTCCGCGTCGAAGTCCGGAGTGCGCCGCGCGGCATCCATCAGGTCGTCGTCGTCCGGTTCCATCGTGGGCAGGGGCGAGTTGCCGAGTTGAACGTTCGGGGAGAGTCGGCTTTGCAAGTGCGGTTTGAGGTGCTTCGGAGTCCTGGGTGATTTCATGGCGGCTGCCACCCCCTTCATCATGTGTTGGCGCTGTCGCGGATGCTGGAATCCCATGTCGGTCACTCTCCGTAGAAGGCGTCGCGCCTCGGCTTGCGCGTGCCTTTTTTCTTTCCCTTGGGGCGGTACCTCTCGAATGTCTCCGCCAGACGCGCCTCCTCGCCAAGAGCGCCAGGTGCGCCGGATTCCTCCCTGGCATACTCCGCCGTTGACTTTCCGGCAGCCTTAGCCTTCGCGCTAAAGCGGCCAGGATGCTTCACAGCGCCCGCCATCCAGTCAGTCATTACATTGACTCCACCATCGGTGTGAAGTTGGCGTACCCAACGACTTCCTTTAGTTCCATGCCCGGCCCGTGCTTCTCGTACACACAGATCCTGCACGTCCCTCCTACCCGCATCGGCACCACCAGGCGCCCGCCGTCCTTGAGTTGCGCCACCCACGAGGCCATGATCCTCGGCGCCGCGAAGGTCACCAGCACCTCGTCGAACTGCTCGCCGGTATCGTAGGTGCAGCCGTCCGCTTTCACGAGCGTGACGTTGGCTGGCAGCTTGTCCTGCAACAGCCCAGTTGGCGGCTGCACCTCGATGCTTAGAACCTCTTTACACCGCTCGGCGAGAATCGCTGTCTGATAGCCCGAGCCCGTACCAATCTCCAGCACCTTCTCTGCCGGCCCGAGCAGCGACGCCAGCCATAGCGCCATCTCCTCGGTCGGCACCGTGCAGTAAGGCGAAATCACTACCGGATAAGTTGGGTTCGTTCCGTCCGGGGTGAACGCGCGTCGGTCGATCATGCTGGCCTCGACAAAAACGGGGCACAACCCTGAATAAGGTCATGCCCCAGCCTTCGCTCCTCGTCGTCGGTGGTATCTCTATACCGCTGTCGGCATCGCGCCGCACTGGTCTGCAAACCAACCAGGGCCGGCGGACGAAACTGCGATGATCTGCTTGGCTACCGGCTGCACCGTGTCATAGCACTGCTGCGCTTCCGGCAGGAACGATGCTTCGTCCATCATGTAACCGTAGGGGTGGAACAATCGCACCTGGTTCGCGCCCTTCGGAATCCCGAAGATGCACGACCCATTGGAGAGGGTCAGCGACCGCACATTGTCGCCCACGACCTTCACCCGCGACTTCATCCACGGCTCCTGCCGCTGGTACAGAATGCGGCAGTAATTGACCAGCTCGATGGCCTTTTCTTCCTTCTCCGTCTGCAGAATCCACTCGATGTACGGATACCACTGGCACATCCACGCGATGTACCCGCACACCAGCCACGAGGTCATCATCTCGCGGCTCTTGGGGATGAAGATTCGCGGCGACTCCAGGATTTCCCGCAGCACCACCGCGAAGTATTCTTTCACCGGAAAGGGAGCCACCGGAGGCGTTCCCTTCGCCAGCCAATGAAGGTCCTCAGTCGCCGTGTACCTTGTGAGCCACAGTAGGCAGCCGGCGTCGAATGACGCTACCCGCTGTCCCATCTTGCGCCACAGCTTCTCGCGGTAGAAAACCTGTTTGCGGTCACGGCTCACACGGTCTCCGCTTCCTTCCGGTAGGCCTCGTTAAATTCCTCGTCCGTCATGCGCGAAACACTGTCTTCGAGGTTGCCTACCTCGACGCGCTCAACAAACAGCTTCAGGTGCTTCCCCAGCAGCTCGCAGCCCTTGAGAACGTTCGCCGGGTCAAACTTGAACGCGGGAGCCACCTCTCCGCTGGGAGTGGGCACCATCACGGGCTCACCCTTCTTGTCCACTACCGGAGCGGCCTGTTTGCACCGCTCTACTGTTTCCGCGATGTCTTGCAGCACCTTCTCCGCGGTGATCTCGTACCTCTGGATCACGCGCTCTCTTGCTTCCTCCATTCGTTGAGTAACGCGCTGTTCGTTCTTCGCGATAATCGCCGCAACGGTTGGATTCTTGAGGAGGCGGCACGCAGTTTTTGCGGCAGTCTTTGGGCTATATCCGGCCGCAATCGCAGCTCGGGTTCCGTTTCCGTCAGTCAGGTACTCAAGAACGAAGATTCGTTGTCGGTTGCTGAGAGTCGGACTGCCCATTGCTATCCAGTCTGTTGCTGCCCCAGGCGAACGCCACCTTGTTCGTGCCGTAGAACACGCCGCCCACGGCCACGATTAGCCCGGCGACTCCCGCGAGATCAGGGATAGTTCTCGTCTTGACCGTGACGAAGATCACGCAGAAGCAGCACGTGGCAACAATGGCGCCCGAAGCCGACCGGGCAAACGATGGTTGCCCGGTCGGTTCCGAGAGTACGCTGGCGACAAATTTGACGAACTTGCCCGGCCAGGTCATTGGCTGCCCTAACTGGCCTGCGGCGCCGGAGAGGGAGCGGGGGCCTGCTCCGCGTCGAGCGCCGACTGCGAGTTGGCCAACGCATCGACCTGCTTCTGCAATCCCGCTTTCACCGACTCCAGTTGGACAACGGCTGCGTCAATCTGGCCCTGGTCGGGGTTGGTCTGGTTCTTGAGGTTCGAGATCACCGCTTCCACGCGCTGAATCTCATTGGTGACGGACTCGCCGACAGCGGCGACTTTGGCTTCGAGGTTCTGCTCGGCCTGGGCCACCGCCGCGACTTCATTGGAAAGTGCATCCTGCGCCATACTGCTGCTCCTTTCGAGTTCTTCGACTCGACGTTCAATTTCTCGAATCCGCTGCATGGGGTCGTGCTCCAACAGGTGTTCGAGGTCTCCTAAGAGGTGGTCTAAGCAACGCATGAAGTTCGCTCCTTGGCTGGCTGCGGAAAAAGGCGTGCTTCAGTCGTGCCGCAGAAGTCTTTAATTTTTTGTCATTCCTCGCGGACTTTAGTCCGCGGGGAATCTGCTTTCTCCACTGTTTCAGCCGTCTGTTAGTGTTTCGTGGCCGCGACGACGCCGCCGCCAATCACCGCACCGATGCCCACATACTTGGCGGCTTTCACCAAGCGCCGCCAGGCCGAGCCGCCTTTGGCCGCTTTCTTCCACGTATCAGCCTCTTGTTTGTAGCTGTCGCGCTGCGCGGTGAGGTCGGTCGTGATGTGCTGGAAGTCGGCCTTGTCCTTGGTGCAGGCCGCGAGTTCATTGGAATTCTCCTGGCACGAGGCAATCTGCTTCCCAAGCGCGACCACGCCCTCCGGTGTAACGGCGTATTGCGTAGCGCCGGTCTTGGCATCAACCTGCGCCGTCACCGAGCTCGTGGGCAAGTTCTTCGCGGCATAGTCCAGGATGATCGGCTGCGCCTGCGCTGGCGTCCTGATTGACGCCAACTGTTGGGCAAAGGCCTGCTGTTGCTGCACGAGCGCCGCATCACGTTTGGCGATGGCATCCTGCGCGGTGTTGATCGACTTCTGTGCCTCTGAGATCGTCTGCTGCAGGGCCTCGGCCTTGGCTTGTGCCGCCGCAATGTCCATCTGCGCTTCATGCCACTGGTACAGCGCCAGACAAAGAACGGCCGCGACCACCAGGCCAGCCCCGATCTCGACCCTTTCACGTGTGGTCATGCCTCAACCTTTCCGAACTTCTGCGCTGGCGCCGTCACTTCCTGTATTACGGCGTAGTCCTTGCCGGCGCCGGCTGCGCGGCCTGAGCTGGAGCGCTTACGGTCACCTGTTGTCGAGCATGGATTCGGTCCACCGCGAGGCCGGTCAGGACATTCACCGCTATCGACGCCAGGAGAGCCGCAAGGAACGCAATGACGGCCATCTTCCCGTGCGTAATGCTCTTGTTCGTCTCCAATTCCTTGAGGCGGGACTCGTGTTGGGCGAGTATCCCCGGCTGGCTATTCCCTTTCAATTCATGGGTCAGGTCGTTCGTGGCCTTCTTGATCTCGGCCAATCCCACCCTCATGTCCTCACGCCACCGCTGAAATTCCTCGCTAAAGAAGGGACATGGGATGCAGTTGCAGCTTCCAGAATTGTGCCGGTCGAGTCCTTGGGTGGTCACGCCCTCACGCCCACGCGCACCGCTCGGGTATCGCCCACGAACGGCCACAGAGCCAGCTTGTCCCGCGCCTCCTTGACCATCCGCTGGTTCGGAGGCATACCGAGATCACCAGGCGTGATACCCACCACGGCGTCCATCTCTCTCGCCGAGATCGCGCATGGCGAGTTCCCATCGCGACGTTCCGGCTCTTTCATGCCGAGCACGAATTGGTGGTCCGACGCGCCAAGGCAGCGCCCGCGGTCGCTTGTTCTGCCGCACTTCCGGCAGAGCCAATCGGCTTTCTGGCGGGTGAACAAGTCCAACGCCTCAGACCGGGAGATATTGCGGCGATATTTTCCTTCGAAGTTGTGCAGCGGTACGGGCTTACCCGTTCGCACAGGCATAGGCGGATGCTTCCTGTTTTGGGGAATGGGATTCCTGCGACATGTCTCACACTTACGCAGTGAGGCGTACTCGCTTTAGCGGTACGTCGCCAGCCTCTGGAGGCTGGGTTGCGAGGGCGAGTCAGAGAAGGAGTTCCGCTCGCCCTCTAGGGTAACAACCCCAGGCAGGGTTTATAGTCCTTAGCGTACCCTAGCTTTTGAATCTGTCAACTGTCTTGTTGGGGGTTTTGGCGATCTTTTTTGAGGGCGGTCCGCGCCAGCTTTCAATCCACGCGCCCCACGCGGGGCGGACCTTCGTCCTACCTTAGTTGTATTGACAGCATTTAGTTTCAATCCACGCGCCCCACGCGGGGCGCGACGTTCTGTGTCTGTCGCAGGAACACGTTATCCATGTTTCAATCCACGCGCCCCACGCGGGGCGCGACCTCCAAACTCAGCTCAACCGGAGACCCATCACTGTTTCAATCCACGCGCCCCACGCGGGGCGCGACAGCAGCCGCCATGGTGTAGCCCTCATCCATCCGACGTTTCAATCCACGCGCCCCACGCGGGGCGCGACTTGCCTGCCATTGCTCACCCCACTCTCACCCGTTGTTTCAATCCACGCGCCCCACGCGGGGCGCGACCTGCAGGTCCAATGTTCCTCCTACGTTGATGGTGTTTCAATCCACGCGCCCCACGCGGGGCGCGACAGCCTCGTAGGCGCCGGGAGTCGTGCAGAACGTGTTTCAATCCACGCGCCCCACGCGGGGCGCGACTTCATCGCCCCCACCTCTTTATGATCCACAGCCAGTTTCAATCCACGCGCCCCACGCGGGGCGCGACGTGCTCGAATTTGCCTTTGATGTTTGCGTTGTAGTTTCAATCCACGCGCCCCACGCGGGGCGCGACCGGGCAGACGGGGCCGCTGGCTGTGGGTGCTGTGGTTTCAATCCACGCGCCCCACGCGGGGCGCGACTGCTGCATGGTGGTCAGCCGGTCGAGAACAATCTGTTTCAATCCACGCGCCCCACGCGGGGCGCGACGCTGCCAGTCGTCAGGTTGTGCGGCACCGTAAAGTTTCAATCCACGCGCCCCACGCGGGGCGCGACTCGGTTCTCCCTTCCTGGGTCTGAGTGTTCACAGTTTCAATCCACGCGCCCCACGCGGGGCGCGACGGTGGAGGAAATTCCTCCATGCGTAGTGGAGGAGTTTCAATCCACGCGCCCCACGCGGGGCGCGACGGCGGGCATTATAACTTGCCCGGTTTCCAGCAGCATACCGCGGCTTTTGCGCGAACCCAAGCGTTTCGCTGGCCGACAGATGCGATCCAGCCGGTCCATTTACCTGCAAGACCTTGTCGTGAAATGCGGTTACAGCTCAGCGGGAAGTCCCGGAAAAATAGCGGTCGCTTAAGGTCCGCGCTATATCTCCAGGAACCCCTCGGGATCATAGGAGGGATGGGCGCCCACATGTTCAACCCGGCGCTTCCAGTTGTTGCCTAGAAAGTAGAACCGCAGACTGTCGTGTTCTTCGTCGATTTCTCGCACGATTTTATCTCGAAAAGCAACAAACTGTGCCGCATCGAGCGAGCACTCAAAGACCGATTTCTGTACCCGCTGCCCGTGATTACTGCATATTTTGGCTACGTGGCGCAAACGCCGGCGCCCGGCTGCATCTTCTGTAGCTACATCGTAGGTAACGAGAACGAGCATCGAGGCTCCTCCTCACCTCCAAATCAGCGCAGGATAAGCATCCAAGTCGCCGTGCAGCCATCGCGACAGAAGCAGAGCTTGCACGTAAGGAAACAATCCCAGCGCCACTGTTTCTCCGAGGAAAGGATGCGCCGCCTCTTCTTGTTTGCGCGCTTGCCATTGCTGGAGAACAGTGCGGCGGGCACTCTGGTTCATCAGTACTGCGCCATTCGGCTGAACGCCAAACTCAGTGACGCCAACCTGTTTGCGATTGATCAGCGTGAGAACCAACCGGTCTGCCAGAACGGGACGCAGTTCTTCCATCATGTCCAGCGCCAAGCTTGGCCGGCCTGGTCGATCGGTGTGCAGGAAACCGACATACGGGTCGAGGCCAACCGATTCCAAAGCCCCCACGATGTCGTGCATCAGTAGCGTGTACACGAAAGAAAGCATGGCGTTGATACGGTCCAGAGGAGGACGCCGGGTGCGCCCGGTGAACGAAAACCCCGGCTTCTCTCCCTTGATCAGCTCGTCAAAGACGCCGAAGTATTGTTGAGCGCCATCACCTTCTATGCCGCGAATACCATCCACGCCGACACCGTCCACTGAGTTGCGAGCCTGCAACGATTCGATGGAGCGAGCCAAGGCATTACAGGCAGGTTCGACGACCGGGCGGATTTCGGGACTATCCCGGAGGGCGCGCAATAGCACTGTCCGGCTGTTCGCCAGCTTGCCGCCTACAAACGCGTAAGCGGCTAGGGCGCACACCTGAGGGTCATCGGCAGCGCGATACTGAGCGCGACGCAGCAGAACGTTGCCGGCAACCGGCCCCTGCACCCGAGCGTAGAATTCCCCGCTATCCGACAGGCAACTGATCTGCACGCGGTGCTCGGCGCAAAAGCCCATTACCGGTGTGCTGAGCGAGCTGTGCGACAGTAAGACAATACCCTCCAGCGTATGGATGGGCACACGAAGAGCGACTTCGTGGTTGCGGGAGACCACGATGGTCTCGCCCTCGCGCGAGAGGTAGGCGTCGTCGCTGGTGACGAACAACGTATTGAGCAGCTTTTTCATTGCATCACAATCCCTCCTGCGCGGCGGTGCGCAGCGCACGATCCAGCCATGACCGCGCGTGTTGATGCGAATTTAGCGGCTTCGGCTGGCAGATCTGCAGCAGTGAGCAACGATCACAACGCGCAGAATCGTATGCCACCAGCGGTGTCGTACCCCGCGAGTAGAGCTCATGCATGCGCGCAGCAGCGCGTTCGGTGGTCACGCGCAACGCTGGCGTGAAGGGCACAGCGGTACGGCGGCGTGGCGTGCCATAGAACAACGCTCCCTCGGCGATTGAGGTTCCCAGCATCTCTTCGAGGCACAATGCCTGGGCACAGAGTTGTACCTCATCCCATGCCCCAGGCTTGGGACGCCCCCGCTTGTACTCAACCGGCAACGGTGGTGCGGTGCCGGTCAGAGGAAACTCGATCACGTCGGCCTTGCCGGAGATGCCGAGGCGGAGAGAACGGATGGGAAGCGAGCGGACAATCCGCACTCCCGAGTGAGACTCATCGGAGCCTTCGTCCACGGTGCGATGGAGCGCCCGGCCTTGCGCCGTGAAGCGGTTTTCTTCCCACTGCTGCTCGATATGGATCAGTGCCCACTGCCGCTCGCAGTACAACAGGTGCTGTAGTCCTGAGAGCGGCAGCAGGTCGGCTTCGGCGACCATTTTCCCAGTCTCTAGGCAGTCGCGACGAGCGACCGGGTCGAGACCCATTCCTCGACGGCGACGCCTTCGGGAAGTGGCTGGCGCAGCGAGATTACGTAATCGCTGCGGGAGCGGGGCGGGCGGTCTTCGGCCTGAAGTTCCGGACGTTTTTCGACCGTGACCAGGGAGAATAGCTCGTCGGCGCGCGCATTGCCCAGCTTGTTCTCGTGGCGGAAAGCGATGCAGCGTACCGGGGCCATGAGGCCGCGCGCCGCGGAGTGGTCCACTTCGAACATCTCATTGAGCGCGCGCTTGAGCAGGTCCAAGTCCTCCTCGCTGAAGCCGGTCTTCTGCGCAAGTGTGGGGTTGATGAATCCGTGGCAGCGATAGAGGCCGTAAGGCACGGTGAACTTGCGTCCCATCTCGCGTTCTTTGTCCTCTCCTTCCTTGGTCACGGCACAGCGCGTGATGGAAAACTCGGCTGTGATGATGGGATCAACGCTGCGGGCAAAGGTGAACTGCACGGGCCCGCGTACCTGGCCGCAATTGACCTCAGTCGTCATGACTGCACCAAACATCCGGATGTCAAAGAAGTTTTTGCACATCCATTTCGTCAGCTCACTCGCTGTTTCCTCGTTTTTAGGAAGTTTCTTGGGCTCGGGCTTTAGGGGAGGCTTGTGGTTGCTGTACGCCAGTGCGTGCTGCTTATTGAGCACGGCACGTTCGCGCACATAGATGTCGAACCCAGTCTTGCCAACCTGCTCTACACAGATGTAGTTGCGGATCTTGCGTTTCAGGCAGACGTCGGTGACGAGGCCCTGGTTAGTTTCCGGGTCCACGCGCGGCAAGTTGCCAGCGTCAGGGTCGCCGTTAGGGTTGCCGTCGGTTACATCAAAAAGATAGACGAAGTCATAGCGATGCTGAATGGCGGCGCTCATTGAACTGCTCCTTCTTCTTGGGACTTCCTGGTATAGAGTTTCTGGCGCTGGTGGTAGTAACCGATGACAAACAGCCCCTGATCTTCCAGGGTGAGATGAGCGGGAAAGCGATTCACGCCGGAGATAGTCTCCTGTAACAGCTTCTCGTAGTAGATTCTCGCGCCCGTCGCCAGCTTCGCCTGATGATGCTGCGACAACCGGAAGAGGCGCGGGAATACCACCGCCGGAGTGGCGCTGGCGGAGGAGAAGTAGCGGTCTTTGATGGTGCTGTTTAGACCGCTCTCAGCGCTGTCGGTTTGAATCTTTTCCAACAATGCAAACAGCCGTCCCATGCGATACGGGGGAGCAATCTGATCTTCATCGAGTTCCACGGACACCTCCAGGTTCGTACCGCGCAGTCGGGCGTTGCGAAGCAGGTAGCCCTTGGTGGCGGCCACGCGGGCAGGGTGCACCTCGCCATCGCTGCGGATACGGCGCAGCATGGCGGAGAGCAGGGGTTGAGGATAAGCGGCGCCGGTCAGCACGGAGCGGGCCAGCTCGCCCACGAGTTGGTCGGGTGCAGACTTGTTATCGAAACCCTTCAGCCGGCCGTCGGGACGATACTCGGCACGGCCGGTGGATCGAGCGATATCGCGCAACGTGAGCGGGCGGTCATCGTGGTGGATGATCTCGAGGTCGCGCAAGTGTTGCCCGAGTCGTCGCTCCAGCTCGCCGACATCGGCCTCAACCCAGAAGCGGACCGAGATACGCGACGCGTTTGGGGCAAGGCCAAGGATAAAGAACCTGGTGCGGGACTGTGAGTCGAGCGCTTTATCCTCGACGGCGCCGTCGCGCAATTGTCTCAGGAAGCGCCGCGTCTGCTGAACGCGGACCTCGTCTTCCGCGCCCACTTCCGGCAAATTGATCTCGCCCATCAGGTCGCTCATGGCCTCCTCCAAAGGGTGGCGGTGCTCGGCCCAGAAGACGACGGTGGTGTCTCCCAAGGAGATGCGGCGGCGTCCGTCCTTGAGAAGGAAGTTCAGAGCGTTGGCGTACTTGAAGGCTGCGTCCGTGCTGACCGGCGCGTTGTAGCTTTGCTCCTTGTTGTACGACTCGTAGGCCGGGGCATTGAATGAGACTAGGAGGGCTCCGGCGGATTGTGTTCCATTCACACCCTTGATCTTAGGTTCGTGCAGGCGGGCAATCGGTGCGAAGCGGCCCGTCACCAAGCACATGCCTTCGGGACTCGCAGGTTCGTGGCCGCTGTCCAGCAGGTCTGCGAACTCAGTTGCGAATTGCTCATGCAGGTGGCTAGTGGTTGCCGCCAGTCGAAAGACACCGAAATTCTTTGTAATTTCATCCAAGCGTCCGCTATGCCGTTGCGCCTCTTCAGGGGACCACGAGCGAAGGAATGCACAGAGAGCTCGATACGAGGGATGGTCGAACCGTGACTCGAGTTCCAGATGAAAATCACGGAAGGCTGCAAAGCACTTCCGCGTTCTTTCGGGGTCGCTGTCATTAGCCTTGTAGCCCAACATGTACTGCGAACTGTCCCACAACAAACATGGAGTCACTGCGGAGCCAGTCGGCTTGTTCTGCCCCGGCACAAGCATTTCTCTCGGCTTTGAGCGCCGCCCGTCCGGCTCCAGCAATGATTCGAAGCTGTGGAGCGTGCCGTCCTCGTTAAGGACCACACAGAAACTGATCTTTTGTACGGACCAACCACTTCGCGGCAATTGATTCTCGGGATTGGAGGCGATGCGGTCGTAGTGCTCAGCAAGGCGTTGCAGGATCATCGGCGCGCCTCCGCAAAAGGCGGCACATGGATAAGGCCATCCTGCATAGTTGCGTGGAAGAACCGCGGCTGAAGTTCATTGCCGAAATCAATGTCGTGCAGCATCCAACCCAGGTCGCGTTCACCTCGCAAGGATGCGTCGATCTCGGGAATGGTATCACCGTCCTCGATGAGCGCGAAATTAGCCGCAAACTCGCGACAGCCTAGATACGGTCGCGCATAGCACTGGCCACGACGAGCCCGGCGGCAAACCTGGTCGAGGTGCTTGGCCTCATTGTCAGGGCCGCTAAGGATCTCGAAATGGGCTTCGATAAGGTAAGCCACATCGCGGAGCACCAGCGCGGCGCGCTGCTGGCGAATATTCGCATCATCGGCATAAATCCCCAGATTGCCATGGCCTTTGCGAATGGCCTGCAGTACGGTCTTACCGGAGATGATCTCGCGCACTTCGTTGCGGCGGATAGAAGTGAACCGGATGGGTTTCAGCACAGTAATGCGGTCAATGCACCAGCGAATCTCGGGCTTCCAGTAGATTGCTTCCAGAATGCCCCGTGCCGCCGACGGAGTGATCGCTTCGTAGCTGACACGTTCGACCTTCATTTCCGGGCGGGTAAAGCATGCCCACTCGCCCCAGCAGTGCAGTGTTATGCCGTATGCCATCGGCCCTCCTTAAATCAACCCTCCAAGTAGGGCAAGCCTGGTGCTAAGTTGGCAGAGACCAGTCCCTTGGCTCTTGAGTAAAGGGCGTCATTGAGCAGCACCCAGACGCCCGAATCGTGCTCGAGAACTTCATGTTCGCGCTGCAGTTTCTCCAACTCCCACTTGTGTACGCTCACCAAATAAGGCTGCAGCTTGCGTTGCGGGATGTACTCCACGCCGCGTTGGAGTGCGCTCCACATTGCCCTCGCGCGCCGGTCATACGCCACCAGGATGGGATATTGGTCCTCCTCAATCAGCTTGTATTTGCGAGCGGCCTCGCGGAACTGTATGCGGAGAAACTCGCTATGAACATCCGGGCGGAGCTCAGGCATGACCTCGTTCTTGTCCCAATTGTGGGATTGAGACCAGTAAAACTGCCGGAAGTAAGCTTCTATGGCTTGGGGCGAGGTTGGGTCGTCATACTGGTCCAGCAGTTCGTTGGTTACTTGTGCTCCGGCGCGCAACCCCGGCGGCGGCGGCTGCGCCGGCTCGAAGACATAGGTCTCGCCCAAGCGAGGAAGCCTGCCCTCGCGATTGCAGCGCCCGGCCGCCTGGGCGATCGAATCGAACCCCGCGGAGGCCCTATACACGACGGGAAAATCCAGGTCCACCCCCGCCTCAACCAGTTGCGTGCTGACAACCCGACAGGGCTTTCCCTGCCTGAGTCGCGCTCGTATGAGACGCAAAACGCTGCGACGATGCGCGCCGCACATGGAGCGACTGAGGTGGAAGCACTCCTCTGCAGGCGCCTGTGTCGTCGTCAGGGCGAATACTTCGGCTGCGTGCCTTCGGGTATTTACCACGCACAATGCCGCCCGCTGGCCGGCAAGACGGGCCGCGAGTTCCGCATTGCTCAACTTCCCTAGCTTGTGAATCTCCACTCGCTTCAGGGCGTCGAAGAGCCGGCCAGTGTCTGGCACAATTTGTTCCGCATTGGGAATTCCAATCGGGAACTCATGGCTATACTCCAACGCGGGCTGTGTTGCCGTGCACAGCACCACAGAGCACCCGTAGTTGAGCACTAGCTCTTTGAGGGCCTCCAGCGTAGGCTGCAGCAGCTTGACCGGCAGCATCTGCGCTTCATCGAGAATAATGACGCTGTTTGCCAGGCGATGGAGCTTGCGGCTGGGGCCCGGACGATAGGCAAACAGCGATTCAAACAGCTGCACATTCGTGGTTACAATGACCGGCGCGTCCCAGTTCTCGGTACCGAACTGATTTGCACGCGTGTCACGGCTAGGGCGCAGGTCCGAGTGGTGCTCAATCAAGGCCCGACCTGCTTGTGCGCCCAGGGCCACCCGAAAGGCATCCGTGGTTTGCTCAATGATGCTGGTGTAGGGAATGGCATACACAATCCGCCGGAGATCATGTCGGCAGGCGTGGTGCAGGGCAAAAGCAAGCGACGAGTAAGTCTTACCTCCACCTGTCGGTACTTGCAGAGAAAAGAAGCCGCGCGGCTGCGCCGATGCCACAACGCACTGGTTAAGTACGTCAGCGCGCCAACGATTTACGTCGGTGCTCGGCGCGCCTGCTTGCTTCGCCTCCATGAACGTCATCAACCGTTCTCGAAGGCTCCCGAGCGGGGCCCTGTGCGCTCGTCGGTGGTCTGCTTGTTGCGGTTCGCAGAATTTCTCGGTTGCAAGCCGGTCGGCATCTACCAGACAGGAGAAGATCATCCTGACGAAGAATGCCAGCCGGAAAGGGGTCGAATCTGGCGTGCCTTTGAGCGGCGGCAACACCGGGATTCTAAGCCCCGGCTCCAGTTGAGCGATGGAAGGCCTCGGCTGTTTCAAGTGCCAGTAAAGGGTACTTCGTTGCGTCGTCTCATCGTCCGCTGTGCCATTCGGCAAGCCAGCATGATGCCCGGCGATGCAATAGGCGAGCATCTGACCCTTATGCTTTCCTATCTTGCTGCCCACGAATTGCGCCCCGTAGGGCGAGTGCTGAACCCGGCCGGGAACGCCGTCGGTCGCTCCCGCGTCCGGATCTGCGGACGCCTTAAGATATTGCTGGAATTCGCGTGAGTACTTACCAAGATCGTGGCAGCGCCCTAATATGTAGCCCCAATCGCGCGCCCCGAACACCGCCGCGAACTCTGCCGCCAGTGCAGCGACTTGCTCCAGATGTCTCTCCAGCGGCTCCCAATGCCGCTCCGACTTCCCGGGAACCGTATGGGCATAGGCGGGCGATGTCGCGGCTTCGGCGGTAGCGCTCATCTGGAATCCCGGTCACTCTACCATGCAGCGAGGCTAGATGCAGTGATTAAGTTCACATGTGATTCCTGGTGCACCTGTAGAAGACTCAATTGCCCCCTTAGATCGGGGATTCTTAGGTTATCAGTTAACTTCCCCCTCGTAACTCCAGATGGACGCTCCATTTCTCATGGAAATGGTCGAAGTTCCGTAACATCTCGCCGTGCACCTCCGGGTTCTCCTGAGTAATCTGACTCGTGGTTCGGCTCCCGTGGTGGTAAGGGCAGCCTGTTGTGCGAATGACTACCGTCAGTTTAGCTCCCCGCTAGGACGTTGGGTTGCCAACGCAAACACGCGATCCAGCCGATTCTATTGGCCTGTCGCTTCTTCCGGCCTCATGCGCGAACTCTCCGGCCGCTCGTGGCAGATCTTGCCGTCGAGCAGGGCGCCGGCGGCCTTGTTGCTGGCTCCGCCCCACTGCTTGAACCAGAAAGCCACGCCAGCTTCCCTGCACTGTCGCTGGATATTCCGCACCCACTCAGGGTTCATCGGCCTTGCGCCAGGCCCAGACTCTCCGCCCACCATCACCCAATCAATCAGGCGCTTTCTCTCCATGCCTGTATCGGCTGGCGTCAATGGCGCAATGAAGTTCTCCAGGTCGATGTCGCCCAGCAGCGGTTCGCAGGACAGAAACCGCACCGCAGCCGGAATCTCGCTGACGATCTGTGCGCGATAGCGGTATTCGTTGCTCTCGACGGTTGTGCCCGGCCAGATGTGCAGCGGCAGGCTCCCGCCGTTGTAGCGGCTCTCGACGTACACTCTCATGCGCTCAGGCCGCTTGGTAATGAGCAGGAACGTGTGCTTCGGGCATCGCTCCATTACCTCGAACGCGCGGTCGAGCACCGAGATCGGTACCGACTCGTGGAAGGTGTCACTCATCGAGTTGACGAACGTGATGCGTGGCTCTCGCCACTTCTCCGGGTCGTGCAGGTGCTTCTCGACTACGCGGATTGCGCCTGTCCAGATGGGCTTGCCGTTGCGTCGCTCCACTACTCCTTCATAGGGCTCCCCCGGCCCCGAGAATCGCGCCGACATCCGCGCCGCGTAGCAGTTCGTGCAAGCCGGACTCTTGATGGTGCAGCCCCGCAGGAAGTTCCAACTCGAATCGACGTATTCAATTCCGCTCTTGTAGCCCACCGGCGATCTCTCCCTCGAATCTCACGCGCATTCCCCGCAAAGCCTGCTTCTCCACACCCGATGCAGGTTGCCGTGCTTCACCCCGCGTTGGCTCCGCCTGCACATCTCCGTCGCTTCCATGTACCGGAGTTCCTTCGACACCGCCTTCATGCGCGGCCCGAGAGCCGCGAGGTTGTGGGTTTTGGGAGCATTCGGGATCTTCTCCAACTCCTCCAGCACGTCGTCAACCGTGAACTCCGGCAGTCGCCGCGCCACTGCCAGGATTGCGCCGTCCACCACGCGCTTCCACGATGCATCCGCGTTCTCGTCGGCCTGCGCCATGCCGGCCCGAGCGGATACGGGCAGCTTCTGGTCGTAGTCGATCTGGATCTGCATCATCGCTATCCCCCATCCTGCGGAGCATGGCGAATCCGTCTTGGAGGCGCTGCGATTCGGAGTAGAACGCCTCACTGTCCTCCTCGTCCGGGTCGCTTCTCGACCTGCCCCTACTCGAAGGCAGAGGGTCACTGGCCCGGCTCACATGCTTGGAGCCGCACCAATCGCACCACTCCCTACGCGGACACATGTGGTGGCAACTTTGGCAGCGGTACTCATAGGCCGCCTCCATCACTGCACCGCCTCTTGCTCGCGGTCGAACTCCCGGTCCCGCCACATCTCGTCCAGCTTCCACCGCAACATCCGCTCTGCGACTCGCTCCGGTGGCTCCTTCTGTAGCTCAATCAGCGCCACTTCCAGCACTTCTGCCGCGAACGTCCCCGGAGACACGGCAGGGATTGGCGGGACATCGTTGCCCCGGTTGTCCCTGTACGCGCTGCATCCCGTTGCCCTCGCCATCACCTTCAGCCGCTTCCACATTTCGGGGTTGAGATTGAGTAGGACGTTCGTGGTCGTCGCTTCGCCTCGTTTCACTTCGCCTCCTCGTCCATCGCCAGCAGTAGAATCAGATAGTTGATTGCATCCTGCACCGTGTCTTGGGCGCTCTCGTCCTCGACGGCCAACGTCCCCCGCTCAACGAAGGTCCGCAGCCGCGACAACTTGTCGCCGAGCCGCACCAGAATTCCCATGCGACCGAACTCGCGGAAGTTGCGAAAGGTGTCGCTCTCCGAGCCGTAGTCGCGGTTCTTCTTTGCCATGAGTTCCCGCGCCCTCGCCGTCAAGTCCGAGTGGAACCGGATGAGTTGCTCGCGGGTCAAGCGTGCACGCGGCATCTCGCGCCTTTCTCCAGCCGTCATACCGTTGCTCCTAGATCGCGCTCCGCGAAGCGCAGAAAGTGCCCGGTGTAGAGCACCGGAACCGTGGTGGTCTCGCCATCGCGGTTTTTGGCGAGAATCAGTTCGTCCTTCTTGGTCTCGACGCCGTCTTCCTTCGGGCGCCACAGCAGCGCAATCACCGAGGCGTCCTGCTCCAGCGCGCTCGAACCTTTCAGGTCGCGCATACCTGGCCGCTGCTCTCCGGCAGTCTTGGGAGGCCGGCTGAATTGGCTCAGGGCAACCACCGGGCAGTAGTCTTTGGCGAATTGCCGCAGGGCGCGCGAGGTGTTCATCACCCGCTCCACTTCGTCCTTCGCCTTGCCCGTCATGATCTGGATGTGGTCAACAATCACCAGGTCGAGCTTGTGCTTGAGCACCGCGTATCGTGCTTGCGCGGTGAAGGAGTCCGGGGTCTGGACACTGAGTTCGTTGATAAAGATCGGCCATGAGGAGACCGTTTCCACCGCTTTCAGCAGCCGTTCGCTGTCCTCCGGGGTGAGCTGCCACGGGCGACGCAGCTTGTTGAAGGCAATTCGCGCCTCGTGCGCCCATGCCCGCTTCAGAACGCGCTGCGAACGCATTTCAATCGAGAAGATGCCGATGCGCTTCCCGCGCTTGCCGTTGGCCGAGGCAATCTGCGAAGCGAAGGCGCTTTTGCCGCTGCCGGGGTCGCCGGCCACAATCCACAACTCCTCCTCGCGGATGCCCGTGGTGATCACATCGAGAAGGTCGAGTGAAGTGGTGAGGTCTGGCTCCCCTTCCTTCTGCTCCATCATGCGGTGATAGGTGGGAGCCGTGATCTCCGCGTAAGTCTGGAATGGGTCTGTGGCGACGTCGGCTTGGACTTGGGCGATGCTGGCCGCTGCCCGTTCCAGCACCGTTTCCACCTCGTCGCTGTGCTCGATGGCTTCCGCGATGGCGAGCTGGGCCACGTTGATAAGGCCGCGTAATCGCGCCTTGTCCTTGACGATCTTGACGTAGTGCTCAATGCTCGGGCGCTCAGGAACGCCGTCGATCAGGCTGGACAGGTACGCGACCCCGCCGATGGTTTCGATTTCCTGGAAGCGATCGAGTTCTTCCGCCAGCGTGATGCAATCCACCGGCGCGCCCTTGTCGCGCAGGGACCGCATCCGGGCGAAGATGCGGCGGTGCGCGTCGAGCGAGAAATCGTCGTGCGCGAGCGGCGCGGTCTGGTCGTAAAGTTCGTTGTCCAGTAGGATTGCGCCGAGGATGGAACGCTCCGCGTCCTGACTGGCCGGCAATCCCCTCTCCAGCGAGTAGTCGGTGGGAGTATCCGGCACACCATGTCTCATCGTGTAGTCCTCGACGCTCGCTCGGGCGTTGCTCACTGCACCACCGCTGGAACCTTCGTCGCGTTCTTGGTTCGAATGGCCGCGAGACGTTCTTCCCGCCTGCGTTCGGCAGCGTCGAGAATCGCCAACTCCTCCTCGGCGGTGAGTGGTCGCGGTGGGTCTGCTTTCGGCTTGACGGGCTGGTGTTCGAGATAGACGCCGTTCTTGAAGAAGTTGAGGACGCCGACCATGATTTTGTCGCCCTCGACGTGCTTGGCAAACTGCCGGGTTCTCGCAAGGATGTCCTCAGCCGCTTGTCGCCGATCGCCGTGGAAACTCTTGGCGTGCAACTCGACGGCTTCCATGTAGGCGTCCGAGATCACCCGCGGCACTTCCACAGCGTCAGGCGCTTCCCACTTGGGGTGCAGCTTCACCGTCCTCAGACACCAGTCCTGGCCGTCGAACTGTCGGGCTTGCGGGTTCTCCGGCGAAGCCGGACCGACGTCGCATCCTTCCCTTCCATTCCCTTCTTTTCCCTTCCTTTCCGGGGGTGAGTCCTCAGTGAGGGGTGGGTGAGTACTACTTGAGGAATCACGGAGCGGACACAATGGCGCTATTTTGCTGCGCGTTGGCCGGTTAACTCGTTGATGCTCAACGAACTTAACCACCCTGCCGTATGGTTTTCCGTCGCTACCGACACCCAACCTGATCCAGTCGATACCCTCCAACGCACTGAGCAGTTCAGGAACGGTCAGTGAAGTGTCACGGAGGGGGAAGATATCCGCCTTGAGGAGTTGCGGGTTGGCATTGAAGTAGCCTTCATCGTCCGAATAGCACAGGAGGCCGGCGGCGAACAGGTGGGCCTCTGCTGGCAACTTGCTCAGGTCATCGTTGCGTGTGAACTCCGGCTTGATCGTGCGGATGCGCGGCATGGGCTACTTGATCCGAGCCTTCGCTGGCGCTTTGGGTTTCGTCTTGGACCGGCTGGCCTTTCGCGCACCCTGGCTGAAGAACGCGTGCCGGATTGTCGCGCCACAAGGGACGCACCGCAGCACGGGCCGGTATTTGGTGTCTTGCACCCGGCTCGCTCCGTATTGCCGCCGTTGGCCGCACCGCAAGCACTGAAAAATCGGTTGAAACGCTGTCTGGGACGTCACGCAACCTCCGTTAGTATTCTGTACCCTAGCCTCATGAGCACTAGGATTACGCGAAGTTGCTCTTTTTTCACGCCGGAAGATGAATGTCAAGTGATCTGCGTCACTGCTGTGTGTTTATCACTCTAGCGAAAGGAACCCTGCGCGCGTCGCGTATTCATGCAGTGTTTACGGTCCTTCTGTTCACGATTCCGAACACCCGCTCTAAACTTTTTCGATGTCACGCCGATATGTGATATGCAGCCCTTGACAGCCCAAGCGCTAGGCTTTACAAGCATACTCAGTGGAGGGCGACGATGCAGGCGGTTGAACTCATGAAACGGTTGAGGGATCAGAGCTGCTTCGAGAGACCGGAGTCCTTTCGGCGGTCGAGGTGCAAGGCATGACCTCTCTCGCCCAACGCAAATCGAAGCTGACCATTGAGACGTCAGACACGGTGCGGGAACGCGGCAAGTTGCGCGAGGTCACCATCGAAGCGACTCCCTACTACGCAGTAGTCCGCCTCAAGGGTCTGCGCGCTCGCTTTGAGGTTTCCTGGGCGGGGATCTACGACCAGGCCGTGAAGATTGCCGTCGAGAAGCAACGCGCCGGGCGTAAGGCCCGGAGAAAGACGAACTCTCCTGCCATTGGCCGCGATCTCCGGCACGGAGGACGGTGATGGACGCCTTTCTCGAATCCATGGAACGCGCTGCCGGATGCTTTGACCCCGAGCTGCCGACCAAGCCCTGCCCTGATTGCAACGACGACACGGTTGAGGATTGCAAGACGTGTGAGGGAACGGGCGAGGTCGAATACGAGCCTGTCGAGCCAGACCCCTACGACGAGTACAAAGACCGTCAGCTCAGGAAGGCTGGCGCTTGACAGCGCCTTCGCTCTTATCGAGGGTCACCCATCGCGACACATTCTGGGTCCTATCTCAAGGCCTCGGTTCAGCCTAAGAAAATAACGATGCGCGGAGATTCCTCGACGGGTGTATAGTACGCGGCATTGGGAATCAAGGCGGAAGTCCCGCTGGGCATTTCAGGGTCTGAGCCTCGATGGTTTCAAGTATTGGGGTGAGCGATGAAACCTTCCCTAGTGTTTTGCTCCTGCCTGTTCTGGGTAGGGCTGCTGCCCTTGCCGAGCCAGCAGCTCGCACCTCACCACCCGGGTGCCAACACCTATAATCTGACGAGCAATAACGGGTGGGAGGGCACCCTCCCACGCAAAAGCTTCGAAGTCGTCACATTGGAGGCGCCAGGCCACACGCCGTACAGGGGGATCGTTTCGATCAGCCCTTTCTGCGGTATCAATGACGGGACGGTCGACAGGCAGCTGCTTTCAGAAGTGCCGTTCGAAGCTGGGCAGTTGCTGATCTCGTGGTGGCCCTTCGGACAGCCAAATGACCAACGTGTGAAGTTTAAACGGCTGGCCGGCAAAGAGGAAGATAACCCATTCCGCTACTCCTGGGCCGTCTACCAGCACGTTTCGGCTGTTCGGGTCAAGTTCGACAAGGGGGCGCTAGTGGAGATAAAGGGATTCAGCGACCCAAAGCTGTCCCTTGCTGTTCCGGACAGTGCAACCAAGGTAATTTCACTTGAGATTGACATGTGGGTCCCAAGTTCCGTCAACGTGTTCTGGAACGCTGCAGAAGGTCGCTTCAAAGCCTCGGACATTCTGACGCACACGGTAAAGTGGAACGAACAAGAGACGACGTCGTTCTGCTTTTGGCCTTCCAAGACAACAAAATCAGCGAAGGAGGCGCAGGTCGCGGCAGCATCAGCTACGCCAAGCCTTAGACACAGCAAGAAACGTAAGCAATCAGGTGAAGCCTCTTTGATTGAGGACTTCGAACTGCCTTAGTGCGCCGGGGCTTCATCGTCTTAAGCTGGCGATCAGGCCTGTTAGAGCTCTACGTCACGCGGCGAGGTCGCCGGAGGGCAAACAACAGCAGAGGTAGGGACATGACAAAAGCGCGATTAACGGTTTCAATCGGAGCCCTTTCCTGCGTTTGTCTATTGCTGGTTCCTGGGTTGCTACACGCCCAACGAGTCTCCGCCGCGCAGGCAGAGGCACGGATCAAGAAACACATCGGGACAATCGAAGAGCGGGAACAACGCATGAGTGCACTGTATTCCAGTCCCGATGCTGCGACGGCCACACTCAAACGGGAAATCGACAGAACGCATTCAAAAGGAGACCTCGTCGTCGCTAGTTTTTTACGTTGGGATTGGGATGCTGTCGATAAGTACTATTCGTACCACAAAGAATTGTTGTCTCAGTCATTAGACTTCATTCGCGCGCAAGGCTCCGCGTCAGCCGAAGACTTGGAGTACCTTGACCGCGGAATGGCAAAATGGGCCGCCCACGAACGCGAGATACCGCCGGCGTTTGAGAAGTATGTACATTTTCTCGCGACACACGAGTCTGACTACCTCCTAAATAACTGGAGTTATAACGACAAATATCAAACGCAGGTTACGGGGCTGCGCTATCGGATGTTCGAGGCGCTAAGCGCGTCGAGGACGGAGACGCAGGTGGTCGCAACGTCTGGTACACCAAGCCCCAAGCCCAGCAAGAAACGCAAGCAATCGGGCGAAGCCTCTTTGATTGAGGACTCCGAAGTGCCTTAGTGCGATGAAGTTTCAACGTCTCCAGCTGGCGCTGGAGCAGGTTAGGGCTTTGTGTCGCATGGCAAAGACGCTCGCTTTCTCGGAGGTTACGATGAGAGTTCCAAGTATCTTTAAGATAGGGATTCTGCTAGGAATAGTCGTTGCCGCACCCCTGTATGCCAGTGCCCAGGCTACTCCCGATACCAGACATCCTCCAGTGTGTCAGGTTCTCACCCGTTGGCAGAGTGACAAAGACCAGATCCAAATAACGTCCGGCTCGGCCGTCAACTCGGTAGGCTCCAATCACGTTCTGCTCAAAGGTAAGCACGAGTGGACAGGTACATATGACGCCACCACCGGCAAGCTAGACGTAACCCGCAACCTTTCCGAGGATGAGATCCAGCAACAGGAAGCGAAATATCGAGTGCCGCAATGGGCAAGGGATTTGGTGGCCAGGCAGCCCATCCGCCAAGAATTAGTCCTCTCTGTCCAGAACGCAGCCGACGGAAGACTTTCGATGACCGGAGACGTTTACGGAAAGAAGATTGTTTGGGAAGAATATGTTGACTCGGACACCGGCGAGCCGGACCTGAGAACGAGAAAGGTCAAAATCGTAGCCGACACACCTGCAAGAAAGCCGCTAGGGCGCATCTTTGCAACCAAGGAGCAAGTTACCGAGACCCAGATTGTCGTGCATCTTCCTAACTCGCCTCTAGCCAAAAGCAGCGTGACCTCCCTGACGAAGCTTGAGATGTTCGACGTTGACCTCACGCTATCTTGCGATGTCCCGGAGAGGGGCCGCAGCACGCTACGTGTGGAGCTCACAAACGATCGAACCGGCAAAAGCACCAGCTTACCGCTCGATGCTTTTAGCTCGCGGCCAGAATCAAGCGGAGCACGAATCTACCACAATGAGATACCACTAAATCTCGCAACAGGAGGAGGTACGACTTACAGCCATATCGGCTTCGACTTGTTGACCAGCGGTGCGTCTGCGCTGGAGACCAACAACGGGGACACCGTGACTTTTGCATATCAGAAGAAGGCAAAAGTCCAAATTACGGTTTACGACGGTGATCTCCAACGCCAAATTGGACAGGACATCGCGATGCTGCGCGACGCTGAACAGTTGTTGGGCTGGGCTATTTTGCAAAAGCCCAAAGCTGGTCAGGAGGGGCTGGACCGGAAACGGCGAGTGATTACGGATTGTTTCCAAATGCTTGACTACCCCGAAGATAACCTGAGTTACGACGTCAAATCACTAATCTGGATTAGAAAGAGGTTCATAGCTGACGCGTGCATAAACCTTGTCAGCCAGGACCCGTCCAAGTGGACTAGGCTGCCAAACGGGCAGCACATTGACGGCTACGTCGAATCGGAAAGTGCCTTCGGACTAACGGCTTATTCGGTGGAAGAGGCAGATGCCCTAAGCCGGGCTGTTGAGCAGTCCAGACAGTACGCCTCTGCGGCTGCCAACACCTTAGTTCGGGAGACAACGAATCTTGCGGTTTCTACTGCAGTAGGGATGACCCCCCACAGTCTGCTCTCGGTTGTTTTCCTCGGACACGACCTCATGGGGAACCCGGTGGGCACAAATGAGCGGGTCAATGCCGCATTTTGGCTTCTTCTTGGCCTGGTTGGGCCTAAAGCAATCGAAGCACGTTTGAACCTAGACACACCGATCCCGGCGCGTGGAATTGATGCCTTCAAGCCCGAGGCCGAGGGTGGTACGACGGTTGCGACCGGCGGTAAGCCCGGTCCGACGATTAAAGTCGGAGCCGACACACCCAATGCAACGGGCACGACGGCCACGAGCGACACGACCGCAACCAGTGGGGCGGGCGGCGCTAAGTCAAGCACGAACATCACAAGTGACACCACCGTTGCGGGGGGGATAAAGCCCGCCGTCAAAACGGAATCGGTTCCTCAAACTGTGGGAGTGGCCAGCGATGCGAGTGCACCAGGAGGACGTGCCTCGGCGAACGCCAAGGCCTCCACGGAAGGAGGTTCCTCGACCAGGGGATCATCCGGTGCCGAAAAGGGCAACACCAAGCCGCGAGAGTCCGGAGGTGGGCAGGGCAGAGGAAATTCAGGCGGAGACACCGGTGGCGGCGGGGGGCAAGGTGAAGGCTGGCCTGGTGAGGGCTCGTCCCAGCCGTTGCAGCCGGATCCCTACAAAGCTGAGATCCAGCCTGTGCCCCCGGGGACCGATGTTGCGCACAATGTCATCGTCAAGAGGCTTAACGAAGAGACAGGTAAGTGGGAAGACCGCACTGACTTCGATGCCGTAAGGCATGTCAAATTGGACTACGACCTTGAAGGCAACGTTGCAGATAGGTGGTACGTCGTCGAAAAGAAATCTGCGATGTCTGCTAAGGATCCAGACGCTTGGATTAGAGACGAGCTTATTCCTAAACTGGACAACTACCAGGAGGCTCTAACTGGTGAGCGAAAACTGCTACCTGCCGAGCTGCGGGACAATCCGGAGAGCGTCGCGATTGGGGTTGAGTTTGAGGAAACTCCGCAGCCGCAATTCAAAGCGAAAGTCACCGAAGCCGTGAACAAATGGAGGGCTGAACACCAAGGCCGCACCGTTCGCCTAACCTTTCCCGACTGATCGCTTGGACTCTAGTTCCACGCAGGGGCGCCGCAGTTAAGCCGTGCCAGCTCGAGTGCGCCATCTCCCCAGTTAAGACACAATCCAATTTGGTCGCCGTTCGACTGCGTTGGCTGGCCTGGGGACCGGAATCGCTTCGCGCAGGCGGCGGGCGCCGACGAGGATCATCATGATGCGGTCGAGTCCCATCGCGATGCCGCGACGGCCTCGCGGAAGCTTTCCAGGCTTCTTCTTGCGAACGAGGGGGAATGCATCCGGCAAAGGTTAGTATCATAGTATATCATAATACTACTCTATAGTAACCTAGTAAATTTGGCTTGACACTAAGTCACCCTACGGTTTACAAGTGAATTGTCCACGGGGCTGAACACCCCGCGGCAATCAAAGCCGTACCGTCCGCACGAAGGAGGCGGACACCAAATGGCGTTTCAGAAAGCGACCAAACAAGTGGCAGCAGCCAAAATCGGAGCGTTCGGCCCCATGGGTTCCGGCAAGACGACCCTGATGGCCATGCTCGCGATCTACCTCTCCAAGACCTATCACAAGGGCGCTCCAGTGGCCTTTCAGGACACCGACCTCAGCGATCACCCAAAACCGGCCAATGAGTATCACATGAAAACCGGCCAACGAGAATAGCGTCCGGGACATTGATTCCCGCAGAGGCTTATAGCCTCCGTGGGCATGGCCAATGTCTTGAACGAA